AAATAAAAATTAAGATTTGGAGTGTCTGAAATAACACATAATTCTTCAGCAATTTGTTCTGTAAATTCTTTTGGGTTGTCATTCTTTGCGAAGACAAATAAAATGTATTTGGTTAAACCATCCATACTTTATACGTTTAAGTTATATATTATGTTACAAAGATACTAAAAAAATTATGTTTCCCAAACATTTATTGGGAAACATAACTAATATTTTCTTCTTTTCTAATTCTCACCACGTTATCAGCCCAATTTGTTACTAATGGGTTGTGTGTGATAACGAATATCTTCTCAAAATATTCTTTAATCTTACTAAAGAATTCTGATACCATCTCCAAATTGTCGTTGGATATCTTTCCGAACACCTCATCAAACACAACAACGTTAGCTCTTGGTAATGAACATATCTTACTCAACACCGCTCTTAACGCTAGTGACGCAATGGTTCTTTCATACCCGGAACCGGACGCCATCGGTTTCTCAACCTGAGTGTTGTTATCAATCATAAGGAAATCAACCTCATTCTTATCGTTAATCTTAACCTCTAATCTGAAGTGACAACTATCTTCTAATAATCGTTGAAGTTCACTATTAATAAGTGGCATCATCGTTTTCATTATAAGTTTGGTCACACCATTCTTACCGAAGATTTCCAAATAGATTTTATAGATTCTTTCTCTTTCAGCCTCTTCCGCAATCTTTCTAATTGTTTCCAAGTTAGAAGTTATCTTGGTAGTTAGATTTGTCATTGTAAACTTATTGTTTGAGATACTAGTTTCAATAGTTTTCTTCTCACCCTCAAGTTCATCAATTCTAATTCCCGCTTTAATTAACAATCCATCTGTCTTATTGTTTTCAATAATCTTATCCTGAACCTCAGAGTATCTTTCTAATTTGGTTTTTAACGCGTCAATCATCAATTGGAAACGTTCAACACTTAATTCATATTTCTCTTTGATAAGTTTGTTTTTCTCATACTCATCAAACTCTTTTTTAAGATTAACAAAACCTAACTCTTTGCTGGTTAAATCCTGCATTAACCCCTCTAATTCCCCTTTGTGCGTGATAAAACCGGCAAGCTCCCCAATTTTTGCGTTGGTAATTGCAGCATTCATCAGTTCAATACCACAGTGTTCACATTTGATTCCACCATCAACCGAACTCTTAAGTTCTTCGATACTTTTAATCTTGGCGTTGTTCTCCGCTTGTTTGGTAATCAAATCTTTAATCTCCTGTTTCACCTCATCGTGTTTATCCTCGTGGTAAAATTCAGATGGTTCAACAACCTTAACACCATCTCTATCTGAAATGGCTTTGGTCTTCTGTAGGTCCAACCCATTAATTTCCTCTTGGACTTTGTCCGGAGATACTAGTGTCAAATCTTTATCAATATTATGTTTAGAGTTTAACAACCCATCACGATACTCTTGTCCCTTAAGGATTCTTGCTTTAGCATCTTCCAACTGAGTGTCCAACGTAAGATTACTTTCCGTTAGGGTATCAATCGTTTCCTGACTAGTTTGGTTATCCGTTTTAAGTTCTTCAGAGTTATAGATGTTAGATAACATTCCTTTGGAGAAGTCACTATAAATTTCTTTGGCAGCTTCCTCTTTACGTTTAAGAAAGTCTAACCCCATAAACCTTGAAAGAACTTGACCCCTCGCCGTAGGTTTAGCGTCAATTAGTTCTTCCAAGTTGGTGGCAGTTGTTAGGATGGTCATTAAGAAGTCCTCTTTGGTCCCGATTGACGTTTTAATAAACGCCTCGGTCTCTCTTCGTTGTTCTCCGGTGAAGTTTTGTAAACTACCATCAGACAATCTTTTATAAAAGTCCAACTCGGTCTTAACCGTCCATTCGTTTTTCTTTGATAACTTTCTTTCAATATTTCTCAATATGATATACTCCTCACCATCGATTGTAATCTCACCTTTTACGGCAACTTTGTTTCTATCTGTAAACCTGTTGAATATCTCTTCCGCCTTTGATGTCTTGGTTGTCTCATTAAAGAATAAGAACATAAGTAAATCTACTGTTAGAACTGTCTTACCCCCAAAGTTAGGCGGGTTTGATTCCACAACCGTAATCCCATCACACTTCTCAAAATCTATCTTCTGATTCTCACCATAGGATAAAAAATTTGAGAACTCAATGTTCTTAATGTACCATCTCTTAAACGGAGTGGCGTCGGTTTGGTCCTGTAACAATTTATTATCCACAATACTATTAAGTTGGTAGATATCATCGTAGTGTTCCATATTTCCTTTTGACTCCAAGAATGAACGAACCAATTCTAATTGATAGTTCTCATCCAAGATGTTAAAGGATATGTCTACGGTATGTGTGGTGTCCTCAGCAACCTTTGTCTTCGTGATTACGTTGACGTTGGTCGTGTTGTACTTCTTTTGAAAGTAATGACGAACACTCTTTATTTTTTCTTGTGTAAAGTTTTCGGCATAATCCTCCCATACAATCTGTAGGTAAGGATTATCAAAACTTGTGATATCTAAATCTTTTATCATTATTGTGTAATTAAATTGTGGTGGGGGATTGAATAAATCCATTTGTTTTAATTCAGTTCTTCTACTTCTTCTTGAATGACATCTCCACCGTCTCTTCTGTCTTGAGCCTCCAATACAGTATCTAAGTTCCAACCATCATATGCGGTTAGTTTCTCACAACCTCTATCCATCCAATAGTATTCCGACATCCATTCATCCCATTTAGAATCAACTAACTTAATGAAGTTCTCGTCGTTACCTCTATCTCGGTATCGTTGGATGAATTCCTCTTTTCGTTTATCATCCGGATAAACCAAGTAAAAGAAAAGACAATTGTCTAACAAAGCATCTCTAACTTCTTTATGTGATGAAACAAATATGTATTTGTATTTACCTATACAATTTTTAATATGGGTAATGTAGTTCTGTGGAAACTCGGGGTTTCTAACCTTTTCACCATCTTTATTAACAACCCAACTGAAATTACTCGAATCTGAATCTAATGTAGTTCCAGTATTGTTTTTATGGTAAGTCGTTTTACCGACACCAGGAAACGCTGATATTATCTTAGTTCTCAACTTCCACCTCAGGAGTTACAACCTCAGCTTCGGTCACATTAATTTCATTTGTTTCACCAATAACTTCAGTGTTCAAATCCATTGTTTCACCATTCTCATTTTGATATTGAGCTTTCAATGTCTCCATTTGTTTTTCAAACATTTCTGTGTACTCCGCTTGAGCTTTCTTTCTTAATCCTTTAAGAGCGTTGTTTCTTGTTACAACTCTTGTTTTGTGAGCCTTTGCTCCACCACGTAATTTTGACTTTGGCATAATTGTTTTTATTTAATTGTTATTTATTTCGTCATTCATTTGTTCTCGTATTTCTTCTAACGTTATTCCCGGCTCATTATCAATTCGTTCCTTAACCTCACTAGTCAGTCTATCAATAATGTCTTGACCTAAGTTCTTATCTCTATCAGATAATCCCATATGATTAGGACTCTCATCACCTTCATCATCATTACGATAATAATCCAACCAATCTGGTCTTTCTTGAACTTTAACACTCTCAACCTTTTCAATCATTTTTTGAACTTCCGTTTTAGAACCCATTAACATTTTAGACATCTGAACTTTTTTTTCAATATTTCTAAATCTATTGTAAAAATTTTGAGTTTTTGCCCCATGAAAGTTAATATCTGTATTGTTTTCTTCTAAATAATTAATAATACTTATAATTTCATCGCTATCATCAGTAATACCCATATCATTTATTAACTGAAAAAAGTCGTCACACTTGATAATCTTTCTTGTTTCTGTTTTATTTTGTAAAAACTTAATTACAAAATCACCTAACTTAGTTTCCATAACTTAATTTTTTGATGGTCTATTTTCTTCAAACCATTCAATTATCGCATTGATTGCCCATACCGCTCCGGATGATAGAATTCCATCAAAGAACCAACTAATCCATAATGGTGTTTCAAACAATACAAATGTTGGTGAGAACACAGTTAATGATAAAAACCAACCTCCGTGAAAACTAAAACACATCGGACAAGTTATTATACCCGATATAAAGTTAGCAATACCATTAAATGGTAATAATTTATTGTTTCCCCATTTTTGGAAGAAGTCTCTAAATCCCTGAAAGATTGACCCGTAGACCATAATGTTCATAAGCCCGTAGCTTAAGATGAACCAAGTTAAAATGTTAATCATATTACATCATCTCATTTAAGTTAGAACCTTTCATAAAGACAGCACCTTGACTAACTTTAATGGATTCCAATTGTTTATTTATTTTTTCAAGGTCTTCAATCCTTGTGTTCTTTAAAGATAGTTCTTTTCTAAGTTTCTGTAAAGTTTCTTGGAGAAGTAATGTCTTATCATTTGATTTTTCTACTTCAACTATCTTTTCAACTTCTTTAATGACCTCAACTATTTTTTCAATAATTATCGGTTCAGGTTTGTCCCCAATTTTATCTATATTTGGGACAGGAACATCTACTCTCACTTCTTTTATGACTTCTCTATCAACATATTTAATAACCTCTACTTCTTTGATAGTTTCAATCTGAATTTCCTTAATAACTTCTTTAATCACCTCAATCTCTTTAATAACTTCAACAGGTACTTCTACCCGTATTTCACGGATTACCTCAATTTCTACCTGTTTTTCACCAACAATACCTGTTTTTCCCGAATCATCACCAAGTAGACCATATTTCTTTATGTTAAATCCTTCAGTATAACATTTGGTTATGAACTTATCCACGTCCTCAATATTGTTTAATTTACAATATTCATTGACACTACTTAATTGACTACTTGTTAACTTGATTTGATGCACGTTGTTTGTCTTCTTGTTCTATTTTTTTAAGTAATTCTTCCCACTCCTCATCGGAGAATTTGTCTCTAAGATTTCCCATTTTATCGTTTAGTTATGATAATAATTGAATTCATAAAATTTATTGATTCAATATCAGTTCTTATTTTATAATTTTTTAATTTAACTTGTTCAATTAATAAGTCATCTTTTCTAGCATAACTATAATGACTTTCAAGTAATTCCCCATTAAAGTTAACATCATCAATAATATCTTTAAAGTATTCTATAGCAGTACCTGATTTCCTAAATCCCCCCTCATATTCATCCCAATAAGAACAACAAGTGTCTTCAACAACATACAAACCATTTTTTTTAACACACGGAAATAAAATTTCAAATGATTTAATCATATGTGATTGATAGTGAGAACCATCATCAATTATTAAATCAAATTCACCATATTTTTCAATAACATTATTTAAAAATTTCTCATCCTCTTGTGAACCAATTTCAATTTTAATATTTTCGGACTCATAAATTTTACAGTTTTCATCAATATCTATCCCAACAATTAAAGAGTTTGGATAAAATTCGCTCCAAGTTTTTAAGGAAGCGTCATACAAAACACCTATTTCAAGTATTTTTAATTTATCATTTCGATTAAAATTAAAATATTTTTCATATTTTACACAATAATCGTGTATTTCAGAACTTTTATCTGTACCATATTTAATGGCAATATCATTTAAATTATTCATATTTTTTTATTTACCACTATTAACCAATTTTTCAGTTCCGTTTATAATATCATCAAATGATTTCATCTTAAATGATAAGAAAGGTTTTGGATTATCCAAATCAACAAATGAATATTCATCTGATTCAAGATTATAGATTCCGAATCCATGCTTGGTTATTGTCTCACCATAGTTCTGTTGAATTGTTGAACCAACCATATACGCTTTCTTTCCACCAGGTATGTTGAAGATTTGTCTTTTGTGAATATCACCACATAAAACCAAGTCACATCCATTAAACTTATCTGTTTCAAACCCGGTTTCAAACTTATATCCGATATCAGTAGTTAATCCCTGAACTGGTCCGTGAAACAATCCAATCTTCAATCTACCCGTTTTTTCAATCTCAGGTGGAATGTTATGGTCAAGCAATGAATACACCACCCAATCAACATTATCGTCCTCGTATTCACCTCTGTTCTTCAAATAAACGATGTTGTCATTCTTTAATGAGTCAATAACCGGTGTAAGAGCGTCTAATCTTGATGAGTTCGATTCCAAAAAGTCGTGGTTTCCAATTATAACTATTGTTTTGGCAATTTGAGAACACTCCGTAAGAATCCAAGCCACGAACTCAATAAGTTCGGGAGTCATTTGGTTTTTAGAATGAACTAGGTCTCCGGTGAATACAATCCTATCCGGAGCAATCTCTTTGAATTGTTCCAACATATCATTCAAGATTCCTCGATATAAGTCGTGGTCTTTGAATAATCTTATATGTAAGTCACTAAAGTGAACTAATTTCTTTATCATTTTATTTTTTAATTTTCCAATTTAATAATACCCAACCCAAAATCAAAGTAGGTATTCCGACCCACCATATCCACTCTCTATGAAATGTTACTCCAGCAGCCTTTTGTATAACATATGATAATGTTGGTATTAACCATAAAGTCATAGACCCTAATGGTTGTGACGCAAATCCTCGTTTAACCAGTCTCATTATTTATCAAATAATTTAAACTCCTCATTTACGTGACCACAATCGTCACATCTGTAAGTTGGGAACGGAACTATAGTGTCTTCCTGACTTCCGGTTAACAATTTGTTAACTTTTTTTATCATCGTAACTTCTTTGAAGTAAATGCTATCAC